GCCCCCGATCGGAGGCGTCATGTTTCCCGGCAGCGTCCACGCCACGTTGGCGCGTGCAGCATCCGCGGCGAGAATGAGCGAGTAGGCGGTCACTCGAGGTAGCCGTCGCCCCAGCCGCCGCGCGACTGGGGGAAGTTGGCGCGCTCCGGTTCGCCCGCGTGACGGAGCTGAGTCAGGCCGAGGATGCGTTTACGGAGGTCGGCGCGCTCGACGTTGATTGCCTGGATCAGGTCGAACTGCTTGAGCTTCATCGCGCACTTCTTCGCCGCGTCGAGCACGGCGACTTCGGCCCACCCGTCGATATCGTCGAGCACGTCGCCGTAGCGCATCGGGACCGTGCCCGTCGGATCGGGGCCCCCTCCCATCTGCGGCGACACCGGGACGTAGTTCAACTGCAGGTAGAGCGTCGTCACCGGCGTAGGCTGGAACGTGATCTGCTGCCCAGTGAGTGAGTAGAGACACGTCGCGCCGACAGACCAGCCGATCAGGATCTGCTGGTACAGGTTCCGCTCGTACTCCATGTAGCGGCGCGCATTCACTTTGAGCTGCGTCGCGCCTGGGGTACCAGGACTCGCGAGCCACACGTCCACGGAGATGAGCGCGAGGAAGTCTCCAGGCAGGTCGTACGCCTGCGTTCCTGTGATGGTGCTGATCGAGTACGTCTTGCGAAAATACTGGTCGCCGACGGACTGGCGCACGAGGTCGTAGAGCTCCGTGGCCCACGACACGTTGAGGCAGTCTGTGATCTCCCAATCCGTGATCTGTCGCACGGCGCCCTCGGCGTTCAGCCGCTGGCGCACGCGCGTGATCAGGGTCTGTAGGGAGACCGGATTCAAGCGTCAGTCCATTCGGGCCGGCTTGAAGCTCTTGGGCAGATCAAACGACTTGCCCGGCGTGTTGTCGTCGCGGCCGTCCGACCAGGGATTGTGCGGCTCGTCATCGTCGCCGAGATCGAGATCCGCTGCGTCGATTGTCCCCGCCTTCACCCCGGCCACGATCGCTTTGATGAAGGAGAGGCCGTCGCCGGAGTGCAGCGCAGCGATGGCCGCGTCCCCCGCGGCCTGCTGCGCTGCCTCCGTGTCGTCCGCGCCCTTGTCGTCGACGTCTTCACCGAGGTCAGGGTTGTCGTCCTCGGGAGACTTCGCCTCGCCGAACTTGATGGCGAGAGCCGGTGGCGCCTTCTTGGGCGGCGGAAATGCCATCAGACGGCCGCTCCCGTCGACTCTTTCTTGAAGATGATCGTAATCCGGATCGGCGTATTGAGAGCCGCATCCGTCGCGGCGCCACCCGCGCTGTACGTGGTCAGTACGCACGTGAGCGGCTGTCCCGGAGTGCCGGGGCCGCCTGCGCCGAGGTTCGACCACTGCCCTAGAGCCGCGATCCACGGCGTGGCGCCGTTGATGTCGTCGAGGTTCACGTTCCATCCCGCGATGGCGAAATATTCATCCGCGAACGTGAGAGTGTAGTTGCCGGCGCTGTTGCGGACGACCTTGACGATCTCCATCGCGCACGGCGGACTGGCGCCCGTGACGAGAGGGACCGTGGGCGCCGCGGCGCCCGCGCCGAGAAGCGTCTCGTTGAGCTCGAAGAACGGCCCGGCGCCGTACATATTCGACGCCGGGGTCGTGTTGTTCTTGACAGGCAGCGTAGCCATCAGAACTGCACCACGCCGAGGCTCTTCGGCTCACGGCAGACGAGGAAGGAGCGGGAGACCAGGCGGGCCTGGATGATGTCGTCCGTGAAAGACGGCATCCAGATCTTGCCGATCCAGTTGTTCGCGGGCCGGCAGATCTTGCCGTTGCTGCGAAGGGTGAGGTGCTTGAGCTCGACGATGCGCGCGTAGCCCTGAGGGATCGTGATGTCCCCCATGATCTTCACGGGCCCCTTGGATGACATGATCGTCAGGGACTCGAAGGAGAGCTCCGGCGTGTTCATCGAAGGAGTTTTCGACTTGTCGATAAACACCAGGTTGTTCTGGGTGTTCGCCATCTGCGCCCAGTCGATCGGATTCATGTAGCATCGGTCCGGCTTGGCCCCGATGCTGTTCATCCGCGCGAGCGCGTTGGTCAAGGTGCTGACGTAGGACGCGCCCTTGCCGTTGAAGCGCCAGCCGGCGAGACCGACGAGGTTCTGTGTTCGGTTCAGTGAACCGTTCGAGCCAATGTAGTTGAGCATTGGATCGACCGTCGCGGTCGGCGCCGTGATCGGGTTCCACGCCCCGAGACCGGGGAAGCCGGTGCCGTAGTCGTTGATCGCGAAGAGTCCCGAGTTCGTCACCAGGAGAGGGACAGAGTTCAGGTTGGTCGTCATGGTGACGGTGCCCCCCTGATAGTCGACGCCCGCAACGGTAAGCGTCCCGGCGACCGGCGCGGTCACCGCGACGCCGAGGCCACCGGCGCCGTCGTCGTTGGCGACGGAGACCTGGAGGACCATGCCGGCCCAGAATTTCACCGCGTCGCCGACGTTGGTCAGCGTCGCCACGGCGGTGTTGTAGGCCGTGTTGGCGATCTGGCCGCGCATGCCGCCGCCGCCGTTCATCACTTGCAGCGCCTGCGACTCGTAGGCGGTGCCGTATGCGCTGTCCATGGCCTCGGTCAGGATCTTGATGGTCGAGCCCTCGTTCGAGCTCGCATTGTCGACCGCGGGGCCGCTGAGCTGCGCGACCGCGTAATCGTTGTAGAGCGTCGGGATCAAGAACTTGAAATACTGATCCGGGCTCCCGTTCGCGAGCGCTCCCGGCACGGTCGCGTTGCGCGTCGACATGCGCGCCGTCTTGACGTTGATCTGGAAAAACCCGCCGTCGCTCGTCTCGTCTTTCTCGAGATCGGCGAGGAGGGGGAAGTCCTCGAAAAATCCGTTTAGAACCTCGTCGGTCTCGTAGCGGACCTTGAGGATAGGCGTTGCCGCCTGGTAATCGAATACTTGGGACATGGGCCAGCTCCGGTGCGCGGGCTACCCGAATGCGGGCGCCCTGCGGCGTGACGTGTGGTGGCCGGAGCGGGCCGATGTGTGGATCTACGTGGCGGGGGTCAGTGCGCGAAGCATCGCGGCGTCATGCGCGAGACGCTCTTCCTTCGTCATCTTGCCGTAAGGCTTCGGGGCCGCAGCCGGGCCGGTGTCACGATTCGAGAGCTTCGCCGACGCGCGCGTCGGCGGGGGCTTTACGGCCGGCGGTGTTGCCGCGGCCGGAGTCGTCACGACGGGTGGAGCGCCCGTGGCGGCCAAGCGCGCCGCATCTGCCTGAGTCAAGCACCATTCCTGGTAATCATACACGTCCCTGTTCGTCGGCACACGCCGCAAATGCGGGGGGACCTCACGCTCCTGCCGGGCCATCTCCTGCGCGATCACGGCCTTTGCCTCGGCGAGCACAAGGTGCGGGGCGATCTTGGCGCGCGCGGCGAGGTAGGGGTAAAGGAGCGCGGCTGTAGGTTCCGCGGACTCGCGCAGCGACTGGACTTCAGAGACAAACCTGTGCTCGCGCGTCTGTACGTCAGCCGTCGTCGCCGAGGCTGCGCGCGCGCGCTCGTCTGCCTCGAGCTTCGCCACGAGGGCCGCGTTCTGTCGCTCGAGCTTGGCGATGCGGCCCTCGGGGCTCGCGTCGTCGATCGCGGCCTGCGCCAGCGTCTTGTCGGTCACGCCCTTCGCGCGCAGGACAGCGAGCGGGTCCTGTTCGATCTGCTGCGCGATGGCGCGAGCCTGCTGGGTCGTCTGCTGGAGCTGGGCGTTCTCCGACTCGAGCTGCCGGACGCGCGCCGAGGAGGCACTCTCCGTGCGCCTCGTGGCCTGGCGTCGAGCGACGATCTTGGCCGCCGCCTCCTCGGCGAGCTTGACACGATCCGCGACGGTGGGAGCTGCTGGCGTAGCCGCAGCAACCTGCGCCACGGCCGTCTCCGGCGCGGGCGTGGCGCCATCCGCCACGGGCTTCGGGGCCGGCACGGCGAGCGCGGTCGCTGCCTCGGTGAAGGGTGCGATCTCGATAGTCGGGAGGTTCGGCGCGGCGGGATCGGTCATGCGGCCTGCTGCATCGGCGCGGGCGGCGCCATCGGTGGCCCCGGCGGGGGCGTTGCGCTCATCGGACCGGGCGGCATGCCCGGCGGCGGTGCGGAGGGCGCTGGTGGCGGCGGGATCAGGTCGTTCACCTGCGCGATCCAGTCGTCGAGCATGTCGAGGCGATCTTGCGGGCACCCGTCGCGGAGCGCTTCGAGCCAATGGAACTGGCCGAGCGTCAACGCGGAGTCGTCGCCGTCGTTCAGGTTCATCTTCGGGACCGGCGGCGAGAACTTGCCCTCTTCGAGGATGCCGCTGATCTGATCCATGATCAGGTTGTAGCTGGCATCCTTGAGCGCGTCGAAGGCGTCGAGATCCGGATCATTCAGCAGCCGGCGACCTTCCTGCGGCGAGATGAGCGGCGAGCCTGAGTTGAGACTGTCCTGGATCTGCTGCATACGCGCTTCGGGGGTCAGAGCAAACGCGCTCGTCGCATATTCCTTCATGGCGAAATCATCGTCGCACAGGTTCGCATCGGCCCACTTGACCGCCTTCATGGTCTTGCGCGTGACGCACTTCACCATGAAGTCAGTGTTCTCATCGGCGATCTCGCGCGCGAGCGCGATCGTCTGCCTGGCGAGCCGCAAGAAAAATCCCTGGTAGAGCCTGAACGAGACCTGAAAGCGCTCGGACTCGATGTCCGCGTATGTCTGGAGCGCCTTGCCTGAATTGAGACCGGCCGGTTTCTGACTCTGCGCAGAGAGCTGCGAGATGCCGGGCACCTCGAACATGCGCTGCCAGATCCGATCCATCTGCTGGTAGACCTCGGGCGCGACCGCGGGCCAGACCATCGGGATCGGTGGCTTGTCCGTGAATTTGAGCATCGCGTTCGGGATGCCCGCGATGCTCATCGTGTTGATGTTCGCAGTCGAGTCCACCGCGATCCGGAGCCCGCTCATCTTCATCGAGCTCGCAGTCATACGCAGCAGATCGTCTAGCTCCCACTGCATCGGCATGAGCTGTTGCACGAAGCCGTCCCCCCACACGCCGTGGCTAGGCTTCGTCACGTAGAGGAACTCGAACGGATAGCGGGTCGAGGCGACCTCGAGCACCTTCACTTTGCCGCAGGTCACTACGAGCATCCCGTCGCCCGTGTCTACGCCATCGCGCCCCCATACGCCCATGCCGCTCGGGAGGTGCCACGCCCACGTCAGACACACCGTATCCGTCTTACTGCCCGACGGCTCATCGTCTCCGGCGCTCCCTTCCGTGCGGCGATCGGATGCGGCAATTTCCGCCGCCTTGTCGGGGAACATCGCCATGGCACGGAGGCGATCGACCCAGCGCCTTCGGTAGAAGCAGCGAGGATCGCCGTCGTGCGCGTCCTCGTCGTCGCAAAAATAGGCCCCGGCGTCGTTGCGCTCGTAGAGGATCCGCGCGTCCTTGCCCTCGCCATCATCGATCGCGATGTAGACCGCCGTTCCGACGACGGCCGCGTCGAGCTCCAGCATGCGACCGGCTTCGTGGACGTCCTGCTCGTACAGCATTCCGTCGTTGAATCTCTCGAGCGCCTTCGCGCGCTGCCGCACCTCCCACGTGCCGCCGTCGGTCACGAAGGACACGCGCGGATCCTGATTCGTGACCTTGGCCACGTACGCGTCCGGCACGGCGCGGCAGCCATTGAACGAGAGCTTGCGCCGAGCCATCGTCATCGTGCGGCGCGTGAATCGACGGGGCGTGAGACCTCGCACCGGCTCGTTGAGATACATCGACCAGTAACGCGCGTAGTCCTCGCGGCGTCCGCGGGAGTCGCGCCAGTGACGGTCGGCAACCTCGTTCACTTTCTTGGCGCGGAGCGAGTCGACGCCCGGGCCCGTCGCCACATCCTTGAACTCGTCCAGGTACCAGCGCTGATCGCGGTCCTTGAGGGAGTCGAGTCCCTTGAGGGACGTCTTGACGGGAGGATCGTCAGCCATCGAGCGGCGCTCCG